CAACTTTTGATATCGGGAATTTCAATGATGCCAATTTAGGTAATTTTCTATCGAGACCCATTCGAATAGCTAAATACACTTGGGATGTTGGAACAGAATTTAAAGACCAGCTTGAACCCTGGCATCTCTTCTTCACTGATCCAGCCATTAAAAAACGCGTAGATAATTTTGCTCGCGTAAGGTGTACTTTGAAGGTCAAAGTTATGATTAATGCGACACCATTTCATTATGGAAGAGTACTTACATCGTACAATCCCTGGCCTACCAAGGACACCACACATGCCCCTGTTATTGGATCAAATGAACACGTGGTTCTTTATTCCCAGAGACCACATATTTTACTCGACCCAGCAGAAAATATGGGTGGTGAACTTTCACTACCCTTTTTTCACCCCAACAACTGGATTGAAACTTTATCTGCTGGTAATTATTCAGATATGGGTAGGATTGATTTTACTAGCATTGGTTTGCTTCAACACGCATCAGCAGGAACTGAATCTATCTCGATCACAGTTTTTGCATGGGCAGAAGACGTCAAAATGTGTGTGCCTACCACATCTCTATCGGCTCAGGCTGGTAGAGGTAAAAAGAAGAGTAAAGTCGGTGGTAAGAAAACTCAAAACAAATCTTCTCCCGGCATGCAGAAAAATGATGAATATGGTCAAGGAATTATCTCCAAGCCAGCAACAGCTGTTGCTGCATTTGCTGGTCACCTTGAGTCAGTTCCATATGTAGCCCCTTTTGCAATGGCAACCAAAATGGCAGCAAATGCTGTCTCTGGTATTGCTAGATTGTTTGGATATTCACGTCCAGCAATTCTATCTGAAGCTAAATTTTATAAACCACAATATGCTACCAGTCTAGCTACTTGTGATTCTGATGAGACAGTCTCCAAGTTAACGGTTGATAGTAAGCAAGAAATTTGCGTCGACCCGAGAACCGTGGGTTTATCTGGTATGGATGAAATGACCATCCAATATATAGCTTCCAGGGAATCATTTCTTACATCATTTCCATGGACCACAGTCGATCCCCCCGATCAACTGTTATTTACAACTGAAGTAGCTCCTATGTTGGAATTCACTAAATCAGCGAATTTATATTATCCAACAGCCTTATCATTTGCTACCTGGCCATTTGAGTCTTGGTCCGGTACATTAAAGTTTAGATTTCAAGTTGTGTGTTCTAAATTTCATCACGGTAGACTTCAATTTACCTACGAACCCCATAACATAGGTCTTGACACCTTAGGAGCATTTAATACAGTGTATACTGAGATTGTTGATATAGGTGAAGAAAATGATTTTGAACTTGAAGTAGCTTGGGCCAGTGATGTGCCTTACAAATCTACCGCTTGGAGCAAAGCTGGTGTACATTATGCTCCAGGTGCGACTGGGAATGCAATCAATTCCACCCAATTTTCCAACGGTATTATTACCGTTCGGGTGTTGAATGATTTAACTGCACCAGTGGATGCAGCTGATATTTCAGTTAATGTATATATATCAGCAGGTGAAGACTTCGAATTAATGAATCCTACAAATGCCACTATACAGGACACTGTATACAGTCATGCACTTGTACCTCAATCAGGTACCGGTACACTACCCGTTATCCAAGAGGATGAATCAAATCCTGTTCAAGTTCATACTGATCATTTTGTTGGATCGGCTGACGTTTCAACCGCAAATAGAAAACCCGAAATTTTCTATGGTGAATCCATCAAATCCTTCCGATCTTTATTGCGTAGATACAACAAATATCGAACGTGGGGATATGATGCTACAACCACATCATCCGATGATGCTAGAGTTTTTACCATTCATTCAGGTTATAAGCCTTTAATGAGGGGTAATATGACTACAGGAATAGATGTGGATGGCGTCGGAAATAAAGTCAATTACGTATCTCCTTCACTCTTGAGTTACCTTATGCCCGCCTATGGTGGATACAGAGGAAGCATGAGAGCCAAATACAGGGATAGAACTAACTTGGCTTTACATATCGATGTAACTAGACTCAATGATCATGGATCACTTAGTAATACAACTAATACTTACACAATTGTCCGCAACAACGACACTCCGTCAGCTACCGCCTGGCGAGGTACATCAGACAGTGACGCAATGCCTGGGGGAATTATTGTTCCAACTTCACATGCGCCATATGTGGAAGTAGAACTTCCCTTTTATACAGGAAAACGTTTTGCTTTTTCGCGCAATGTCGGTGAAGATGATGCTTATGATAATACATCGCTACTTATCACAGATATCAAGGCAACATTTCCTGGTTCTACAGTAGTCGGAAAGAGAAGTGCCATCGACGAGTACAGATCGGTTGGAGAAGATTTTAATCTCTTTTTCTTTCTAAACGCCCCGGAGCGCTTTGAACAAGTGGACCCAGCTCCATAGTTTCATTCATCCGGGAATATCAGAGTTTACCCATTAACTCTTTGTACATAAAATGGGATGCACTCGGTGAGGGAGTGCATGCAGTCTACAACAGATTGTACTATAGATCCCTTCAGTCCTTTAATAGGATCACTTTTAAGTAAGTGATACATTAGCTTTTAAGCTTCAACCTATTATAAGGTGAAGTGGAATTTACTAATGTCTCACATCTTTTAGTGGGGAGTCTAT